AGGAGAAATAACCATGGCTGTTTTAGGTGGTAATGCAATTAATCACGGCGTAGCGTATGCCGGTCAAGTAGCTGATCAACAGTTACGCAACAAAGTATCGAAACTTAACCAAACAGGCGCTTCAATCGCGTACGGTAAAGGTTTAGTTACTGAAGACGAACAAAGCGCACAATTACCTGTACCAGCGTCAACCGCTGCGGAATTTAACGGTGTATTAGTTTACGAGTTGAACCGCGCACGTCAAGACGGTGAAACAGGTGCACCAACTGGTTACGACATGACGTTGTTAACCGAAGGTGTTATCTGGGTTACAGTACTTGATACAGTTGCTAAAGACGCACCTGTGTACTTACGCGTAGGTGCTACGGGTGCGGGTGATTTCTCGGGTATTGTGGGTTCAGGTGCAACACTTGGCGTACTTCTACCAAATACAAAATTCTTAACGGCTGGCGATGCTGGCGATCTTGTTAAAATCTCACTAGGTTTAGGTGGTTAACATGAAACATACATTTACTTTAGACGCCGACCTAGCTGAACGCTTAGGTATGGATGCGGGTCACACGGTTCAGTTTTCTGACGGTCTTAAAACGATGGACGACGGTATGGGTTTCTATATCTCTCAGCTTGCTAATTTAGAAGCTAAGATTTACGAAGCTAAATACACGAATATTAACTTCCAAGAAATGGTCCCTGTTAATACGTCTGTACCTGAATACGTCGATTCGTGGGATTACATTTCATACGATGCTGTAACGCTTGGTAAATTCATCGGCTCAAGTGCTGACGACTTACCGTCTGTACAAGCTAGTGCGAACAAAACAAGTGTACCGATTGGTTACGCTGGTAACTCGTTCGACTACTCGCTTGACGAGCTTCGTAAAACGCAGCAAATGCGTATGCCTATCGACACTATTAAAGGTCGTGCGGCGTTCCGTGGTTCACAAGAACATTCACAACGTGTAGCTTACTTCGGTGACGCGGCGCGTAACATGACAGGCTTGTTTAACAACCCTAACATTGCTGTGGATAACTCGACAGTGAATTGGGCGACTGCTACAGGTCAAGAAATCGTAGCGGACATGAACAGCTTGCTAATCGAAGTGTGGATTAACTCAGCTAATACACACGTAGCTAACGCGTTCGGTCTTGACTCAGCACGTTACGCGCAGATTAGTTCGCAGCGTATGGATAGCGGTACAGACACGACTATCTTAGAGTTCTTTAAAAAGAACAACCTGTACACTACTATGACAGGTTCAGAGCTCCGTATCTTCCCACGTTTACAGCTTAGCGCTTCAGTATTAGCAGCTAACGGTGTGTCAAACGGTGATAAAGACCGTATGATTGCTTACGAGCTTAACGACGATAACCTTGGTATGGTTAACCCTATTCCATGGCGTCCACTAGCTCCACAGATGAAGAACCTAACGGTTATCGTCCCTGCAGAATATAAAATCTCAGGCGTTGAGTTCCGTTACCCGTTCAGCGCAGCGTATCGCGATCACCTGTGAAACTAATTAACTCGTTACGGACGAAAAAGGGGAAGGCCCGCCCCACCGTAACGAGTTATACTAACAATCGGGTCGAGGGCTAATATCATGTTATTGAAAAATAAATCAGCACGTTTAATCACCGTTAATGGTTCGTTAAACGATAAAGGTGAACGCACCGAGAAGTATTTAATCAAGCCGGGTAAAAACCCAGCGGTTGAAGTGCCTGACGAGTTGTGTGAATCAGCGTTTGTACAATCACTAATCGACAATGAAGATTTAATCGCCGTTGCGGGTAGTCCGGTTAAACCAGAGTTACAAGGTAGCCCAGTTAAACCAGACTTAAAGCCACGTGGTGATAGTGACGCCGACGACGGTGAGTCGCTTTACGCGGATTTCGACAAAGCGCAACTAGTAGCACAGTGTGAAGCGCGTGACATTGAAGTGAAGAGCCGCGACACAGCGACACAGCTTATCGCTAAACTCGAAGAAGCGGACAAGTAACAATTTGTAGTTGACTGACGATTGGGCTGCTATACGTAGCCCTTTTTTATATTTGGAGAACGAAACATGTCTGATACATTACCGGACGTATTATTACCAGCTAAAACACCTGTGGACTTATACGCCGCAACAGGTATAACAGTCGGTACGAAAGTAAGTGCTCAAAACGTGGGGAGCGGTGATGTTCGAGTACATGTCGGAGCTACTACGCCTACTATGGGTGCTTCGGGCGCTGCGTTACTCGTAACCGGTCAAAGCGGCGAGAATACACAAGGTGATTCAGGCCTATGGGCTTGGAGCGTTTCGGGTAGTGCTGTGCAAGTTGTCGAGGTGGTGTGATGGCGTTTTTAGTTAATAACATAATACCAATAACGTTAAATATTAAAGGTGTTCTGGTTTTTGGTGGTAGTGACAACGTTATAGTCGGTGGTTGGTACGACAAAACAACGGGTTTAGTTGATTGCAGCTACGGCTTAATAGAATGTAATGGGGAGTTAATAACATGTCTTTAGAAAAAATGATATGTGGTGAGAATTACACGACAGAGCTTTTAAGATCAAATGTAAACGGATTAATAAACCTTGTGGGTGCTGATTTATACACTGATGACAATGGTTTAGTTCCTGATGATATATCTTTTGACAACTCACAACCTTTTATTGATTTGTGTGCTGCTGCTGGGGATGGTGACACTATAATTTTTGGTAGGTCAAAAACATACCATTTTCTAACAGATACATTCATAGACTTAAGTCAAAAATCTATAAATGTAAATTTAAACAATTCAACTTTGGTTATACATGACGAAAACAAGGTGGGGATAGAGTTTCACGGTGGTTGGTCATCAATACAGAGTTTTACATCTATAGGTGGCGCAGGTGATTTAATAGTTGGCGGAATACCTGACACATCATTAATCAGACCTAGAGATATCGTTAGACTTACTTCTGACGATGTGGCTAAAGACGCAAAAGGTGCTTTAGCTTTCCAAGCAGAAGACATCTTCGTTGAAGAGATAGTAGACTCAAATTCGATCAGACTCGGTGGGTTAAGTAGTAGTATTTGCGGGCAAAACAACACCTACACGACCAACCCACAAATATCTCAAAGAAATAATAATACTGTGAAAGTTTACAATGGTGATATCAAGCACAGAGATGATGTTACAGGATTGGTGTTACTAAATGCCCCTCTGACAAGGTTTGTTGCTTTAAATAAACCAGTCATAGCCTTTAATACAACAAGAACATATAGATGGTCATGTGAACTAGTAGCTTGCTTAAACAGTGTAGTGTATAAAAGTGATTTCTCCAATGGAGAGGACAGGGATGCTGCTGGTGACAAAGAGGCTCAAAGTTCAGGACTTGTGGACTGTAGCTTCGGCACAAGGGTTTATGGTATCACTGGCAAAAGGGTAAGGCACCTCGTTGATACTCATAATCAAAGTTATGGTTCAAACCTAACTAAACCAGAGCTATACGGTAGCAGTGTGGATATGAGGTGTATAGGTGGTCAAGCCATAAGCACCTCTCTTGATTCTTTCGCATCTCATCATCAGTGCAGGGATTTAGTGTATGACAAGTGCGTTAGTGTTAACTCAATGTCTTTTGGTTTCCAGTGTAGGGGTGACGTTACTCTAATTGACACGGTGAGTAGAGCTTGTGTGTTTGATATAAATATTTTCGATGAGGAAGATATGAACCCCTCAAGAACAAGCGCCAGAATCATAAATCATAAAAATATTTGTTCTGGTGTTATAACGAACACAAGTAAAGGTGTTCCAGTAAACTTCTATAACTATAGTGGTGACAGGGTTACAGCAAAAAGTAGTACATCTTGGTATACATCATCTGTGGATACAGTAGCAAAGTTTAACGGCTACACTAGCTTGACATTCTCACAACCTCTCAACGAATTCGACTCTTATTTCGGAAACAATGTGGCGGGGACTATATTGTTTGATGAGATGGATTGGCACTTTGACAACTATGCTATAAAGAAATATCGTGGCTTAGATGTGAGAGGTTCAGGTACGACAAGTAATTATAAGCTACATGGTGACAAGTTCAAGATAAGAGGTACTGGTGTTGACAGTTTGTTCAGGGCAAACTCAGACCCTGTTGTGGACGGTCAACTAATCTTTGACCTTGTTATGGATGATGGTGTAGGGGTCTGGGGGGCAACCCCGCAACCAAACGACACAAATATACAGATCTGCGGAGGTGGTGATATATCTTTTGTAAGAAATGTGAACTTCTTAACTGAAAGACAGTACTTACAGTCTGGAAGGATTGAACAAGTAGTTGCCGACTTCGGGTTAAATGTGCCAACAGACGGATTGGTAACAGCCAATGTCGATTACAAAGGGTTGTCCGTCAGTTCCTCTTATAATGTCTCAGCAATAAATAACTTACCAGATGTTCAAGTAGTCTCTTGCGTGATAACCGCTGATGAGGTTGTTAGTATTACAGCTATCAATAAAGGAGTCGCATCTAGGGATATGTCCGCGATCCCTCTGAAATTGAACTGTGTAGCTATCTAAAGACCAACTAACAACGACCCGTCAATTTACGGCGGGTCTATTCACACTATAGGAAATTATAATGTTAACACCGTGGCAATTTAAAAACTCGATAGACGGAATGTTCGTTAGGGTTATTAACGGGTTTAAAGCTATCTGTACGCAGTCTTACGACGAGATGAATAAAAAGCGTGGTCGTCAATGGGGTGCGTCTCGACTCATAATTGCCGCACCGACAAGCACCGGTGCGATTAATTCCGCTGGTGTTTACTACTCTATGATCGTCACGGGTGATAAACCTGTGGACTTAAAGTCCCGTGAGTTTGCACACACCGGCACGACTGTAATAGCTGATATATTCGAAAACCCTACGTATACAGGTGGGACGAACGATCCGTTGTACAGTGCGTGCGGTATCGTAGAGACAACACCCACTGTGGAGTTACTGACGGGTTTTACGTTGACTGATGAGGGTGATAAGTTTGCACCGACTGTTTACGTACTTGGACCAACGTCACAACAGTCACGCGGGGCACCAAACGCGCTTTACGGGTCTAATTATATTTTAGCTGCTAACACAAGTTATCTGTTAAAGTTTTACAGCGCAGATCCACAAATTCAAGACATTGCTGTACGTATCGAAATGTACGACGGTGGCTTAGACGTACCAAATGAGGATATTCCGACATGAGTGTGGAAATAACACAAGAAATTATCGACGCGTTTCGAGCGTCAAAACCCGCGTTTAGCGACGTTACGAAATGGCCTGACGAAGTAGTAACCGAAGCATTTTGTGAAGCGTTCCCCGAATGCGGTGGGCGCGGTTGGGGTGTGTTCGACGTAACTGACTGTCAAAACTTCAAACGTCGCGGCGTGTTCTTATTCGCTGCGCACTGGTTAAGTATTGAATACACTACAGGTGCGGGAGCAACCGACCCGACCTCAGTAAATCCCACAGCGCGTTTAAACGTTGCAGCTAAGTCAGTGCGAGACGAGTCTGTT